TAGTAGAACAAATGTACGGAGACTTCGCTGATTACTCCACACACAATGGTTTTGATGTATCAAAGTACTGTCATAGAATATATGGTGGTAAGGAGAAGACAAACAAAGCGGACATAGTTATATCAACATGGCAATCTATCTACAAGTATCCTAAGAAATGGTTTGAGGAATTTGATGTAGTGTATGGTGATGAGGCACATCTATTTAAAGCAAAATCTTTAATGACTCTCATGGATAAATGCACCAACGCCAGATTTAGAATAGGTACTACTGGTACACTAGATGGTACAAAGACACATAGATTAGTCCTAGAAGGAGTTTTTGGTAAGGTCTATAAGGTTACCACTACCAAGAAACTCATGGACAAGAAAGAACTTGCAGATTTAAAAATCATTTGTATGTTAATAGAATACACAGATGCGGAAAGAAAACTAGTATCAAAAATGCCTTATAAAGAAGAGATGGATTTCCTAGTAGGACACGCGGGCCGAAATGATATCATAAGTAAATTAACCATAACACAGAAGGGAAACACTCTTTTATTGTATCAGTATGTGGAAAAACATGGTTCTGTATTATATGATAAGATATCTAAAATGACAGACCGCCCAGTTCATTTTGTATTTGGTGGTACAGAAACAGAACAAAGAGAAAAGATTAGAGCTCTAACTGAAAAATCTGACAATACTATTATAATTGCTAGTTACGGAACCTTCTCTACAGGTATAAATATAAGAAACCTTAATAATATTGTGTTTGCCTCACCTAGTAAAAGTAGGATTAGAAACCTACAGTCAATTGGTAGGGGTCTCCGTAAAAGTGAAGTAAAAACAAAATGTAATTTGTTTGATATCGGGGATGACCTTTCTTGGAAGCAAAGAAAAAATTATACTCTTAATCATTTATTGGAAAGAATAAAAATGTACAATGAAGAAACTTTTGATTATAAAGTAGTAAAGGTAGATTCAACAATATGAATGATGCACATAAAATAAAGTCTATCATATTGTTTAATCATGTAATGGCTGCAATTGGTTTAATCTATGCAGACTTATCATGGTTACTCGTATCTCTAGTTGGATTTATTTTAATATATCAACTTGGTGCGGAAGTGGGGTTACATAGATATTTAGCACATAGGGCATTTGAAACTTCTTATTGGAAGTCAAGAGCATTAATATGTTTAGGAATGTTTAGTTGTCTTGGTTCCCCTATGGCATGGGCTGGTATTCACAGGAAACACCATGCATTTAGTGATGAAAAGGGTGACCCACATGGATGTCAACCTTGGTATAAAGTATGGTCAACCTTTTGGGAACCATACACGGTAGAATCAAAGTATGTAAAAAATTTGCTTAGGGATAACTGGATTAGGTTTACGCATAAAAATTATTTCAAGATATTGATTTCTACCTATTTAGTACTTACATTAATAGATTGGAGATTATCTACATTTTTAATCTCTATACCAGCCGTACTTGCCTTTAATGGTGCTGGTATGGTTAATACGATTTGCCACAGATATGGATACAGAAGGTACGACACTAGAGACAATAGTACAAATAATATCTGGGTAAACAATTTGTTTACGATGGGTTCCGCGTTACATAACACCCATCACCAGAAACCAACCGCTTGGAAACATTCTGAGAAGTGGTGGGAAATAGATTTGCCCGCCTTTTTTATAAAATGGTTTCTGATAAAAGAGGAAAGAAATGAAGGAAGAACCTAAAATAATTTGTTTTGATAGTGGACTGCAAATAGTTGCTACTGTAGAGGAGTCTGATACATTGGACGCCCTTGAAAAAATAAAAGTTCACTACCCAATGGAAATCTTGAGATTGCCAGTATCCATGACGCATGAAGCTTATTCAATAAGACCGTGGATGACATTCTCAAATGAGACTGTATTTGAAGTGAATAAAAATAATATAGTCGCAATCGCTCCTCTTAGTGAGGGGTATCACGATGGATATGAAAATTTAAAAGATGGGTATTTTAATAAACCGTCTGCTCTTCCTTCCATAGAAGAGGAAGAATATCCAGAAGAAGAACCAGAGTTTGACGGAGATACTATCAAAGAAATGATAGACGAATTAATAGGGAAAAAGAAAAGGATACTCCATTAGGATCAATTATCCTTAAACGACACCCTATTATACAGGAAAACTCGACCAGATGTCAAGGAAAATTTAATTTATTTTTCGCTTGACTTTTGCATAACTTTATTATACAATGGACAACATTATGACTAAGAAATCAGAAACTAATCGACACTATGTCAACAACAAGGAATTTCTTGCCGCTATGACCGAGTATCGGGAAAGCCGATTGGCCGCAGAGGCGAAGGGAAAAGATAAACCGCGTGTGACAGAGTATATTGGTGAGTGTTTTGTAAAAATCGCAAATCACTTGGCATACAAATCAAATTTCGTAAACTATACATTCAGAGAAGAAATGATTTTGGATGGTATAGAAAATTGTATTACATATATTGATAACTTCAATCCAGAAAAGTCAAAGAATCCTTTCGCGTACTTTACGCAGATTACTTACTATGCTTTTCTGAGAAGAATACAAAAAGAAAAGAAACAACTTGATACTAAGTACAAGTACATTCAGAACCTAGACCTTCAATCTATATTAGATGGTGAAGAAGGAAATGGTGGTTCCGTAGAATTTGTTGAGTATATGAAAAAACAAATAGATGAAGCGGAGAAACATAATGCTCAATACGCAGAGCAAAATAAGAAGATTCCTAAGAGGCGTCCGAAATATCTGGATGACAAGGAAGCTTTGAAGATGGCAAAGGAGAAAATACCAGAGTTGAAAGACGCTGAAAAAAGTACTTGACTTTTGCCCCTAAATAGCGTATAATGTGAAGTTTAATTGGAGTTTACTTTATTATGAATATATTCTATCTGGATAAAGACCCCTCTAAAGCAGCCCAACAACATTGCGATAAGCATGTAGTTAAGATGATATTGGAGTCAGCACAGATGTTATGTACCGCACACCGCCAGCTAGATGGTGATACCTACGCGGATACACATTCCCTATATAAAAATGCAATGATTAATCACCCATCTACAAAATGGGTTAGGTCTGGTAATATGAATTACCGATACCTTTATGATCTATTTGTTTCTCTTTGTGACGAATATACATTTAGATATGGTAAGACCCACAAGACTGATTCTAAACTCAGAGTTCCATTAGCAAAAACTCCTACCAACATTCCCCTTGGTGAATTTATTGACCCACCACAATGTATGCCAGACAATTGCAAACAAGATAGTACTGTCGATGCTTACAAACTCTACTATGTAGAAGAAAAAAAGGATTTTGCCAAGTGGACAAAAAGACCAACACCTATGTGGTTTATAGAAGGTCTAAGATTTTATGCAACTTAGTAAGGAAGATACGATATATGCAAGTAAAATAGTTGTCGATTACTTTTCAAAGTTTGAGAGGATTGATGATTATTTTCGTGCAAGAAAAATTGAAAGGGTGAAGGCATTGCCTCCGCCTCTTTTTGGTATGAGTGTAGAGGATGATATGTTCCAGAGTTGGGATATGCATCCAGAAGAAATGAATTTTTCAGTTGTTCAAATGAACAACGAGGTGTTTGACCAGATGTTAGAGATGACTGCATCTTTTTCACCAGACCAAGCGCCAGGCAAAGAATTAAAACTGATTGTGAAAGAAACGAATACAAACACAGCAGTTGGTTTTATCAAGTTGGGTTCACCTTTAATAAACTCCAAACCAAGGAATGATTTTCTTGGTGGTGTTCCCGACTTGCCTATTTTTAATAAGAGGGCAATTATGGGGTTTAATATAGTTCCAGTACAACCATTTGGATTTAATTATCTGGGTGGTAAGTTATTGGCTGCCATTTGTTGTTCGCATGAAGTACGAAGGATGTTGAACAAGAAATATAATACAGAGTTTTGTCTGTTTGAGACTACATCTTTATATGGTAACATAAAGGGTGCTAGTATGTACGATGGTATGAGACCTTTTCTAAGATATAAAGGAGATACCATGTCATCATTCTTACTAACTATGGGTGAAGAGATTTATTTTCACCTACGCGATTGGTTTGAAGAAAAGAATGGTGGTGAAGTTCTTATCAAGAAAGATGCATCTAGTAGAAAACTTAAATACCAAACAAAGATGATTCAAGTTCTCAAGGCAAATTTAAAAGAACACGATGTAAAAGCATATGAATTGTTTGACAATGTAATTAAAAAGTCAACCGATGTTACTACACAAAAAAGATTCTACATGTCAGAATATGGATATAAGAATGTACGCGATGTTCTTCTA